CAAACTTCCCAAATCACGCCGTGCAGAGTTCGAGCAGAGCATCGCCTGTCTATCCGAATCGCAAATATATAACCGATACTATTTTGCCATCATTGGAAATGTATTGTGTGTGCTGGAGGTCGTGCGAATGTTGCATGAGCCTGTTGCGCATATCAACAGGCTTCGGCCGTTGATGAAGAAGGCTTTCAAAGCCTACATACACGGCGAAGAATCAGCCGTTCGACGGGACGGTCAGCCGTATGACGATCAGATAGCCGCTCTTGACGACATCCTGCGGATGGCAAAGTCGCAACGGTCACGCATGGTCGATATGAACGGTGAAGCGGCCACGGAACGATTTACAAGCGCGATTCAGTCGGCCCGCGATTCCGTTGCCTTGCTTCAAAAAATCACACAACATGAATAAGGATGCATCAAAACGGGGCGGAGCGCGCCCGGGCGCTGGGCGCAAATGTAAAGGCAGTGCGCCGTCGGTCACTGTAAGCTTGCGCCTCCCTCCGGAATTGCGAGACGAGTTGCGCGCGTTGCTGAAATCCCGCCGGATGACCGCCGCACAGTTCGTGGAGGAAGGCCTATGCATCCACCGTAAACCCGATGCGAAGTCTTGATCCCCACCGTAAACCCGATGCGAATAGCCCGGGTTTTAATGGGATAGATTGTTCAAAATGTCCGTGTTTTTCTCGGGGAGAAAAACAACTTTAAAGCGGTTTATTGTTCAATATGTATAAAAAATCCCCGAGCTCGTGGCCCGGGAGTTGGGAGGGTGGGTTACCAATCTTCTGTATCATTAGCAGAATTGGCGGTTAAATTGTTATGAACATCTTTCTGAATCTGATCTAATAGAGGATTACAGCAGTCTATGATAGCCCGGCGGTAAAAACCTTCTATTGCTTTCATTTTACCATTTTGTTTAAAGCATAAGTCATAAGTGAGAAGTTCTGCTGGGGTATCTGTCGCTGGTAAATATACACCATTAGTCATCCCAGCAGGAGAATGTCCTTTGATTTGTCGAATATCAATTTTATAACGCCCATCTCTACATCTTATGTCAAGTGTGTAGTATATATTTGCATCCACGATCATTCCCATTGCCGCCCTTGTTGGGATAACCGAATATCCTTTTACAATAATAATTCCTTGGTCGGGATCGTCTAATTGAATAACATCTTTTGCCGAATTGAATATATTCGTTATGCACAATTTTGTCGCATTATATAGGGCTTTCTTGTCATGTCCTTCCTCATGAACAACTCGGGAAAACACGACCTCGCCTTTTTCGTTAAACGGCATTTGCCCTTTCCCGTATCTTTTTTGATCCGCCTCTTTATCGACTTGCGCCCACATAGGGGCCGCAAACAAAACCAAAGAAATAGTAAGTAAAAGTTTCTTCATGGTGTTTAATTTTTGGTTTATACAATTTGCCCCCCCCCCGGATACTCGGAGAGGGGCATTTTCACTTTGTTTTATGGGGGGAAGCCCGTATCTGTTATTTTCACCTCAAAAATCCCTCCTCCCCTCGGCTTTTTGCGATACAATGATTTGTCGCACAATGCGTTAATATATCTGAAAAGAACATTTTTTAGCCCATTGCAAAATTGCCCATTTTGAAAGGAGGGTGTTCGCCTCCTTTCGGGTGCAATCTGCACGACGAGCGCGTCACGGTTTATCCGTCAGTTCATCCTGCTTTTTTTCGACTGCACCCAACCGTCGAGAGAGGACTTCATCGTCACCCTTGGAATTCAGCTGTCGAAGCAGAGCTTTGATTTGTTCATCTTTTACAACAAGCTGCTCTTTCAGGGTGTTGATGTAGTCCGATGTTATTGGATCCATCTTCGCCTGTGTGTTTGTTGGGTTAATACTGTTGTTATCTAAATGCGTTGCGTCGCATTGTTCCGTTATATATTTATTGATTTTATCGCCCAATGCTTGCTTTAATCTAATAATGTGTTCTTCCCTTAACGAACCTTTACCAGATAAAACGGTAGAAACCTGCGGCTGTCTTAACCCCATAATTGCGCCTAATTCTTTTTGACTTAACCCAAGTTCAGCCTTAAGTCTCTTTATATCAATCATTTTATAAAACTGCGGGATATTATAAAAAATAATTATAAAATATATTTCAATAACTATTGAATATATCCAATACAATCCTTATATTTGCATTGTGGAATTGAACTACACCGCAAAGGTAAAGAGTTATACTCCACAAAACAATGTAAAGATATATAAAAAACATTGAAACAACCAAATCCGAAAGGGCGAAATAGTGCGCCAATAGGGTTTAGCAAAACAAAAATGCCATGAGCAAGGAATCATTTCACGCACTTAATTTTAGTGTTCCTAAGTTGGAAGCAGCGAGTATTGACGAAATGATCGACAAACTCACTGAGTTAAAGCAAGAGACGGCTACAAACGGCAATCAGGTGAAAGGTTTATTCACCATTGCAGTCATCGAGGTCGGCGTCAAGTAGGTTGCTCATCTCCTCTAACGCCGCCTGTTTAGCGACAGATTCGGTTATTTGGCCAATGTGTGCCCGGAAATCGTCACAACAGCAGCGAGCCTGCATATTATCGCCATCCCATGATATTACGGGTCTTCTTCCGTGGACGGGGCAGATTTCAGCGGATAGTTTCTCGGTGATCCGGGCGTTGATGTTGTCGGTAGATAGTTGTTTCATGGTTTTACAGGTTCTTTGATGTTAGGTTTTTTATGGTTTCGGAAAGGTTCTCGATGGTGCGCTGCTGGGAGGCTATGACCGCCAAGAGGTCGGAAAACGACGCATCGGATTCCGATTTAGTGTGCATATCGCCATTCCCGGTAAGCAACCATTCGCGCGATATTTGCAAGTAATCCGCAATTACTTCTACGGTCTTGATACTGGGCTTTGTGGTCGAATTTGCCAAAATGCGGCTTAGTGTAGCCTGCGATACATTAGTTTTAGCGGAAAGCTGGTAAGGTGTTATTCCCTTATTTTCAATTACTTGCCGCAGTCGTTCCCCGAAAGTCATAAATTAACCGAAAAATTAATTACAAAATACTTGCAATATACTTTTATAGTACTTATATTTGCATTGCAATACACGGCAAAGGCATAGTTACCTACCGATTATTAAAATGTAAAAATATACAAAAAAACAATAATAACAATGAATCATTCACAAGAAGACATCGAGCGTTGCGCCTTTGTAAAGGGTTACAACATCATCCGCGCCCGGAGAAAAGGCCGGGACCTCGCCAGCATTGCTATGGATGAGATTAGTCAGGCGTTAAAAGAAGGCGGGTTATGCAACAAAGCGTTCCACAATCGCAAATACGGCTATGTGAACCATACGCCCACAGAACGGGAAAAGATCGAACAGATATTTACCAAATGGGGAGTATCCGATCCCTGGGGGCTGGCTTAAGACTATGAAAACTGACGCCATACTGAGCAAACGCGAACGTGAGGTGATGAACCTCGTCGTGCTGGGCTATTCGGCCCGCGAGATCGCAGAACGGATGAACGTGATCTACCAATGCGTAGCGAACCACCTCCAGAGCATCTACGACAAGACGGGGACGAAGCGGACCTTGCAGGCATTGGTTACCTGGTATTTCACGCAGAATTTCGGCATCACGCTCAACGTGTCCGAGATGACCCGACGCATCGGGGCCGCGGTTCTGCTGTGTCTGTTCTCGGTCGAGGTGTTCAGTACGGATTTCGAATGTCGCAGGTTGCGCAATCCCCGCCGAAGCCGCGGGTTCCGGGTGGAGGAGCTGATAGAGAACTAAACCAACAACACAACAATATGAAAACGAATTACGAAGAGGTGAAAGACAGCCTTCTGTCTTTTGGAAAGAAACATTCGGCCTGCCAATATAAATATAAGCGTCTTTATGCGGCTGAAAGTGTCGAGGCGGTTATGGCAGTCGTTAAAGATAATTTCTCATGGTGTTGTCAATTCTACAATTTTGCCGATGTTCTTTTGGCATACCGGGATCAGTTCGCCGAACATAAAATATGGATCAACACTTCTGTTGAAATTAAAGAAGGGGTTGGTTACCTGTTGACTACGGAAGGCGAATTCAACGCCGAGAGCCGGGGAACCTCGACGATCAACGCCCGGAGCCGGGGAACCTCGACGATCAACGCCCGGAGCTGGGGAACCTCGACGATCAACGCCGAGAGCTGGGAAACCTCGACGATCAACGCCGAGAGCCGGGGAACCTCGACGATCAACGCCGAGAGCTGGGAAACCTCGACGATGATTATCCCTACTTCGGCTATCGAATGCCAAGTAAACGATAAAAGCATCGCACGGTATATCCAAGACAATAGAGTTGTATTCGCGGATGATTCTATAAAATTCGAGAAGCAGGGATAGTAACAAGGAGTGCGTGGCAGGTTGGCAATACCTCCGCATAACTAACGGAAGGAGATGTGAAGTAAAGCACCATCTACGCAGGTTCGAATCCTGCCGCACTCCCAAGATAGCAGCCCGCAAGGGTTAGGGGTTTGATCGCTGGCAATAACCCCAGCTGCAAGGCAGAAAGCGATTTTTCGGGTCTTTGACGTATTGATACACGAGAACCATCCGAGTGGATGTAAAACCCAGTGAGCGACTTGGCGCAGAAGGGCTGTCAGCAGATAAATACCAACGAGCGAGCGATGATCCGGAGCGATCCGGTGAGCCGTATCAACACTATGCCCGGTGTGGTTTGAATGTACCTATCCGGGCTCCAATGCGGGTTTTGTGCACACGTTCTTTCTGTCCATTTTGTAGTAGTTTAAGTTAGTGGTTATCACACCGCGCAAAGCCCGCACCCTTGCCCTGATGGCGCCGATGCACGTGATCGGTGAGCCTTGCCTTCGATGGCGCCAGGGCACGAATACCTTAAAATTTCAAAACTATGGAGAATTTAAAAAAGCCACAAGCTCGCATATTGGCCTACTTCATCAGAGGAGGCACGCTGACCGTGTGGAAAGCGATGAGCAAATTTGGCACGACGGAGCTGCGGAAGATTGTCACGAGGCTCCGGCGCAAAGGCTACATCATCGTTGGCGATTGGTGTTACAGCCACGACGCAGACAGAGGGCGGGTTGTACGCTACAAAGAGTATCATATGGTCGTTAACCCTGAAATTTCACAAATATGAAAACCGAGACATTCAAGCCCCAGAAATTTCTGGGCATGGACTTCACTCCGCGGAAGCGATACCGCGCGGAGATCGAACGGCTTGAGCGCGTGAATGCGGACATCCGTCGGAGCTTTGCCGAAGGCGAGAAAGATCGCAATAATCTTCTGAAAAAGTGCGCCGAGGAACGCAACCTGCGTATTGCCGTCGAACTCGATCTGATGAAATATACCCGGAAGCGAGGCGCCGACAGGCGGTTCGTCAAAGAAAAGGCGTGACGACGCCTTACTTGCATCATAACAAGAACCGTCGCCCGCCATCCGTGAGGCCCGCGGGCGATATTTTGAGCTATGGTGTAACGGTAACACATCACCCTTTGGAGGTGGCGCTTCCGGTTCGAATCCGGGTAGCTCAACAAGTGATAAGTTCTTGTAATTATGAATGATATTTTCAAGGATATTAAAGAAAAGAACCTCGTGCCCTTACGGCTCGATAGAAACACGGTAATCCTGGTTCCTCCGGAGAAAGCCAATGAGAAATACAAGGCGCGCTACCTCAAAAATGCCGAGAGGGCGCGAGGATGGCATTGAATCTAAAATAATCAACCCTAATGCCCAATTATTATGAAAAAATTATTATTGATGGCCGCGGTGTCCATTATCACCGCCATGACTGTCGGATGTACTACCATTGACAGCGGAA